AACCCCAGCGGCTGTGCTAGGACAGCAAGACCCACGGGGGCGTGCCCTCATACTAGACGAGTGTGTATCGTTCGACATGGGAGTGCAACGGTTTGTGCGCACCATGCTCAAGCCTCTGCTCTACGAGAGATTCCCCGGCACTCCGGTGTTCGTCATCGTTGACCCGGCGGGTACGCAGCGGGCGCAGACCGACGAGCGCAGCGCGGTGGACATTATCAAAGCTGAGGGGATGAAAGTTATCCCGGCCAAGACCAACTCCGTTGCGGCTCGCATCAACGCAGTAGACGAGTACCTCATGCGGCAGGTGGACGGTGACCCGGCGTTCCTCGTTGACCCCCGCTGCACACAACTCAAAGCAGCCATGATGGGTGGATACCGCTTCAAGCCCAAGGGCGATGGAGACATTGACAAGAACAAACATTCGCACGTGGCTGAAGCGTTGCAGTACCTCATGCTGCACATTGCCTCGGCGGGTGCAGGTTCAGTGCTCTCGCAGCGCCGTGATGTCAAAGCCGTTGCGGCTGCGGGGTGGACGTGATATGCTAGCGGTGCTGCTCACGCAGTTGTCATCCCCACCCGCAAAGTTGGGAATTTGCCCCCTGTGTGCTCCCCTGCCACCGGGGGCTTTCTTTTTCCCCGGTAGTGTGTATACTTGTTGCTAGAATCCTGTTGTAACTCAAGGAGCAGTCATGCAATGTGGTCAAGGTAAACCGTTTACAGTAACGTCTACTAACTCCAAGATGGGTAGCGCAGCCGTTAGGTCTTATCAAGCAGGCGGCGTGGTAAAGAAGCCTGACTCCGATCTTAAAAACACAGTTGGGCCACTAGGGCGTTCGCCATTGGGAGGCAACGTAGACACCGGTGGGCCACTAGGGCGTGCGCCGTATAATACCGGCGACGAAGACACCGGTGGGCCACTAGGGCGTAGTATTTTGAAGATGCCAAACAACAGCCCAGATAATAAGCCTAAGATGTCTACGATGCCGAACAACAGCCCAGATGATGATAAACCTAAAATGTATAAATTAAAGAAATAAATGGCCGGACTGACATTTCTTCGCGTAGTCAATAACACCGAACTTGCTCGGCAAGAACGGGAAACCACTGACCGCGCCCTACAAGAGCGTCAGAACCAGTCCGTTATTCTTGGCTTAGCATCGTATTTGCGCGAGTGCTGGGATGTTGCCCAGATGGCAAAGCGCCCTCTTGAGCAGAAGATGCTGCAAGCGCTACGTCAGCGCAACGGTGAGTACGATGCAAGCAAGCTGCAACAGATTCGCACACAGGGCGGCTCTGAGATTTTTATGATGATCACAGAGGTCAAGTGCCGTGCGGCTGAGTCATGGCTGCGGGACATCTTGCTGGATAACGGCACACCACCGTGGGACTTAAACCCGACGCCCATCCCTGATCTCAGCCCTACGCAGTCCAAGGAAGTGCAGGCCATTTTTGCGGAGCGTGTTCTCAAGATGGTTGAGGAATACGGCAAAGCACCCAACGCCAGTGAGATACGCGAGATCAAAGAGATGGTGTCGCAGGATTACCGCTTTGATATTTTGCAGCAGGCACAGATTCGTGCCGACAAGATGAAGCTCAAGATTCAAGATCAGTTTGCACAAGGCGGCTGGGGTGATGCGTTTAACGACTTCATCACTGATTTGGTTACTTACCCCTGCGCCTTTATCAAAGGGCCAGTGGTGCGCCGCCAGCGCGTGCTGGGCTGGAAGGTAGACGCCACAGGTCGCACTGTTGTTGAGCCTACCGAGCGCCTTGGCCCCGAGTGCGAGCGGGTTGATCCGTTCTACATTTATCCTGAGCCGGGGATCAGCAACATCAACGAGGGCTATTTGTTTGAGTACCACCCTCTGAGTCGGATGCAGTTGTCTGATTTGATTGGTGTTCCGGGCTACGATGACGACGCCATACGCAAAGTGCTGGAGATCGGCAATGGTATGTCGTGGATCAACTTGGATGTAGAGTTGCAAAAGAACGAGGAGGAGCGCAAGTTCTACTCGTACATGAAGCCTACGACTGAGTTTGATGCACTGGAGTTTTGGGGCAAAGTCAGCGGCAAGATGCTTATCGAGTGGGGTCTGACTGAAGAAGACGTACCCGATAGCGCACGAGAGTACGACGCCAACGTCTGGATGGTGGGCAATATTGTCATCAAGGCCGTATTGAACTATGACCCCCTCGGCGAGAAGCCGTACTGCAAGACTTCGTTTATCAAATGCCCCGGTGCATTCTGGGGTAAGGGCATACCTGAGATCATTGAAGACCTGCAAGGTGTGTGCAATGCTGCCGCACGTGCACTCGTCAACAACATGGGTATCAGCAGTGGCCCGCAGGTTGAGGTCAACGTGGAGCGCTTGCCGCCAAACGAAGACATCACCCAACTTGCACCTTGGAAAATTTGGCAGACTATCAACGATCCTGTAGGATCGAGCGCTCCCGCTATTCGGTTTACGCAGCCTGATTCTCGTGCCAGCGAGCTTGTGTCCGTGTACGACAGGTTTAGCCGTCTGGCTGATGACCACTCGGGCATTCCTGCCTACGTGTATGGCGACCTTAACGTGCAAGGTGCTGGGCGTACGTCGTCTGGCCTGTCCATGTTGATGGGCGCTGCCGGTAAAGGTATCCGACAAGTCGTGATGCACATTGACACTGATGTGGTCAAGCCCATTGTTATGCGCCAGTTTGTGTATAACATGCGCTATGACGAAGATGAATCAATTAAAGGTGATGTTCAAGTTATTGCCAAGGGCGCAATTAACCTTGCGGTCAAGGAAACTGTTAACATCCGCCGTATCGAGTTCCTTAACGCAACCGCCAACCCCGTTGATCTTGAGATTCTCGGTAAAGAAGGCAGGGCAGCGATTCTTCGTGAGATCGCTAAAGGGTTGCAGATGCCTGTGGACGAAGTTATTCCATCTCGGGAGAAGTCGGGTTATCAAACTCAGATTCAAGCTAGGGCAACGGCGGCTGCTGCACAACAGCAAGCGCAAGCTCCAGCATCTGGCGGAGAGAACCCCGATGGATCACCCAAAGGTGGAATGGAAGCTAACACAGTGCAGAATCGTGTGAGCGGGAAGGCAGCATGATCAAGCCTGAACCGCAAGTGATCAAGGCTTTAGCCTTGTTTGTCCGACAACACCCGGATTTTCTGGAGTGGCTTGAAGGATGGCGCTTGCGCGAGCTAGATCAGCTACCGAACGCGATCAACAACACCGCAGTGTTTCAGGGGCGCTGCCAAGTGTTGGGCGAGTTGACAAATCTCGCCAAAGAAGCCCCTGCGTTGGCGGCAAAGTTATGATGAAACTCGCCGTCTTTAATCACGCATACCGATAGGAGCGTTCAACATGGCAATACCAGAGCAAATTCGCAAGCAGACCGAGGCAGTTCAGCAGTTGTATCAACAACTCAACCCGGACGACAACACAGGCGAAACAACATCCGCCGATGGCACCGTCACGCCCGTTGAGAATAGAGATAACACGCCACTCGCCGACGCTAACTCTGCGCCGAACAATGCCGCTCCGTCATCCGCAAATGAGCATAAGTCGGATGATGACAACTTGCCGGAAGAAACCATTGTCCAGAAGTACAAAACACTTCAGGGTATGTACAACGCCGAAGTCCCCCGCCTGCATCAACAGAATCGGGAGATGTCAAGCCGTGTACAGCAGATGGAACAATTGCTTGCATCGCTGTCCGCACAGCAAGCGAGTGCTCAGCCACAACAGATCGTCGAAAAAATTGTTACCGACAAAGATGTTGAAGAATATGGCGAGTCGCTTGATGTGATGCGTAAGGTGTCCCGTGAGGAGTTACTCCCTATGGAACAGCGCTTTGCGCAGATGGAGCAGATGTTTAAGCAGATGCAGACTAACGTGGTGCCGCAGGTGCAAGCCGTAGTGCAACGTCAGCAAGTATCCGCAGAGCAAGGGTTCTGGGCTGAACTGACCAGTGTTGTCCCCAACTTTCGCCAGATCAATGACAACGACGCATTTCAGTCGTGGTTGTTGGCGGCTGATCCGTTGACGGGCATTACTCGCCAGACCTATCTCGACGATGCGCAGCGTTCGCTTGATGCGAAACGTGTTGCTAATTTCTTCCGTGCTTGGTTAGAGTCTACTGGACAAGCCACAGTTGCTCAATCCACTGGTCGCGCTCAAAACTCTGAATTGGAAAAACAGGTTACCCCCGGTCGTTCAAGAAATACTGGGACACCTGCATCTGCTAATCAAGGTAAAATGTATTCGCCGCAAGACATCCAGAAATTTTTTAACGATGTCCGAACTGGTAAGTACAAAGGCCGAGAGCCAGAGCGTGACCGAATCGAACGCGATATTTTTGCTGCACAGCGAGAAAATCGCATCCAAGTTAATGCCTGATTAAAGGAGTTTCACCATGTCTTATCCTGTCTCCCCCGGCCGTCCCAATTACAGCGGTAACTTTATCCCTGAAATTTGGTCTGGCAAATTGATTGAAAATTTCTACGACGCCACCGTGCTCGCAGCAATCTCGAACACCGATTACGAAGGCGAGATTCGCCAGTACGGTGACACTGTAAATATCCGCACTACACCGGAAATTACCATCCGTGACTACGTAAAAGGTCAAACCTTGGTCGTAGAAAATCCTGATAAAGCAAAAATCCAACTAATTATCGACAAAGGCGAGTACTTCTCCTGCGTTGAAGATGATGTGGATAAGGTTCAGTCGGACATCAACTTGATGGACACTTGGTCGAAGGACGCTTCTGAGCGTATGAAGATCAAGATTGACACACGTGTGTTGACCGACATTCTGCCCGGTATCGTGGCTGCTAACAAGGGCGCAACCGCTGGTGAACAGTCTGCATCATTTAACCTCGGTACAAGCGCTGCTCCGCTAACCGTGACCAAGGATGGCGCTTCTAGCACCACCTCTGTTGTTGACCTGATAGTTGACCTCGGCACTGTATTGGAC